CACCTCGAGATAACTGAGAAGTGCCAGGCGGGTTGCGCAATGTGTGCGCGCATCGATGATTCCGGCACTTTCAACAAGCACTTGAAAAACTCTGAGCTGACGCTCGAGCAGTGTTCCGCTATATTTGACTCCAAGTTCATCTGTCAGCTCGATGAGATGTACATGTGTGGTAACTTTGGCGACCCTATAATGGCGCGGGACACCCTTGAGACGTTTGAGTACTTCAGGGACAATAACTTCAAGATACGCTTGAAGATGTACACCAACGGTGGTGGCAGGAGTCAGTCCTGGTGGAAAGACCTAGCCAGTGTACTCTCTCCAGGCAAGGTCATATTTGCTATCGACGGTCTGGAAGACACCAATCACGTCTACCGTGCAGGCGTCAGATGGGATAGAGTCATGTCCTCAGCTGAAGCATTCATCGGTGCAGGTGGACACGCTGACTGGCACTTCCTTGTGTTCGGCCACAACGAGCACCAAGTAGAAGACGCGCGGGCCCTCTCCAAGAAGATGGGCTTCAAGACTTTTCAGCCTAAGAAGACGACTAGGTTCGACCAAAAAGTGAAAGCGTACAGCCACCTATCTATGCCGATGAAGAAAGAGTACATCAACGATAAGGTGTTCTTTCTCAGGAGCGTAGATGAGAAGTACGGCAGCTACAACCGGTATCTAGACAAGGTCGAGATCTCCTGCATGGTGTCCCAGAGCAAGAGCATATACGTATCTGCGGATGGTCTGGTATTTCCATGCTGCTGGATGGGACACGAACCGTTTGCCAATCAGCTCACGACCTCAAAGAGCTCTCAGTTCTCCAGGATGATCGGCGGTCTAGACGTCATAGACGCAAAGGCTCATGGCTTAAGGGGAGTGTTTGACTCCGGCGTCTTTGACATGGTAGAAGAGTCGTGGGGTCTTAACTCCACGACTGAGGGTAAGCTGAAGACGTGCGCCAAGACGTGCGCCAAGACGCAGAACTTCTTTAAGAACCAGTACGAGCTTACTTAGAGATGTATGCGCTGGCACCGAAGAAAGTAGCCACCACGCCGGCCTGAGCGACGTAGAACATCTGAAGGATGCTGCCGAGAGCAGTCAACTTCTCTATAGACACTATCGGTGAGAACAGTATGCCAGTGAACACGACCATGCTGGCCATTGCCATCCAGGCCATCTGACGCAGCTGGTCTTCCTTCTTGTCCTTGTTTTCAAACTCCATGATATCTTCCATCTTTTTCAGCTCTTCAATAGACATGTGCTGCTTGACTGCATCGTCAAGATCTTTGAGATTTACCATCTGATGTTCTCCTAATTTAATAAAAGCGTTGGAATTCAGTGTCTTTTATCAAATCATAGAGTTCTGGAAGTGAGTCAGATATATTCTGCTTCCTGATCCCGTCTAGTTTATTCGTCTGGTCCCAGAACTTTGGGAGGTTTTCAGACAAATCTTCACTCATCATGAAGTCTATATACCCCTCGATGTCCTTTACGATCTTCTCAGTAGACCGATCGTAGTTGGTCTTGGGGTTGTTCTGTTCTAACCAAGGGTAGAACGTCCGCAGCTTCTCGGCTATAGTAAGCTTCACCTCGTGCGGAAATATCTTTACGCTGAGTTCTCTAGGATTGTAGAGTGGGTGTGGGCTTATTACGAAGTTGAAGTTCTGGACATTCCATCTATATATGTCGTCTAGGTAGTAGACGTTGTATGCGTTGACGGTGTGCGCTATCACCGCGCGCATGTTTGCGCTGCAGCTGCTGAGCTTCTCAAGGTTCTTCTCGATAGACTTCCACCTGCTAGGGAACCTGATGTACTCGTTGACTGCGCCGACGCCGTCGATCGAGCACCCGACGTGGACTCTCTTAAAGTGACTCCATATGTCGAGGTACTTCTGGTGGATGTTTGTAATGTTCGACGCGTACTCTAGGTTGATGTGCTCTGCATGCCCTCTCTCGATGCACCGCTCTAAGAACTCAAAGTGCTTCTGTATAAGGGTAGGCTCGCCGCCTATTATGTACATGTTCTCAGCGTAAGGGATCTGAGAGTCAAGCTCTTCCCATACTCGCGCCTTCTCGTACCACCTGTAACCTTCGTCCTTGAATTCTTCTCTGTATATCTTAAAGAAGTCCTCGTACCACATCGAGCTGTCGGCTGGACCACACATGCGGCACTTTAAGTTGCACAGGTTGCCGAACCTAAGGTCGTAGTCATAGTACGGGTAGTCTTTAGGAATAGATCCGTCTGACTCTGTAATGTCTACTGCCTCACCGTACCTATCAAAGTACTCTAAGGTCTGCAGCCTCTTGCTCTTAATTCCATGACTCTCTTCTTCCCAACACCTAGAACATTCTGGATGCTTAGTGCCGCTCAGTATGGATGAACGCACCTCCCTTACTAAATGCGCGTTCCTAGAATCCATTATGCCGTTCTTGTTGAGATTGTATGTAGAACCTCGATCGTTCTTTAGCAGACCCTTCGTTGGCCCCTGAGCGGCTTGGCAGCACATCCTAACGTCGCCGTTTGCCTTAGTGGCCAGATGAAACCACGGTAGCGGGCAGTACACTTCATTCATTTATATCTCACTATTAAAGTCTTGACTTCAGCATCCCTACTACGTCGCTTGAGGCTATCACTGCAATAGCTAGCACGAATATGCACAGGAGCATCATGCATATAATCAGCACAGAAGAAGTACCGACGAGGTTGTCCAGCTCTTTGACCCTGTCTTTCAGTACATCTATCTTCTCTTCCATCTTCTTCTTTTCAAAGTTCTTTACCCAGGGATGCAGGGTCAAGTCGTCGTCTGAGTCACTCATCTGGCGCACACTGCCTTCATAAGCGGCACATAGTCTTTCATGCTGTAGCATGCCCTAACGTCTGCCATTCCCCAGAAAAGAAGACCAACAAAGATCATTAGTGGTACTACCACAAAGAGAATGCAGAACGCCATGATGTATTCCATAGTCTGCTCGTGAGACCTCTCGGCCATCAGCTTAGCTCTTTGAGCTGCTTTTTCTTGAGCAGCCTTTGTTTCTTTGTATGTTTTTCTCTGTGCTGGACTCATCCTAGACAGCGCATTAGCTTCCTGCTCTGCGGCTATCTCTCTCATTGCCTGCTCGTGAAGAGCGTTGTTCTGCCTGATTATCTGATTGTTTATCTCAGTAATCTTATTTCTATTGGCTATTCTCTGGTTGTTTGCAGCGTTCTTTCCAGGAGCAGCCTTTATTACGTCTACTATCCCGAATACGGCGTCGGTCACTGCCTTACCGTATGACTCTCCTATCTTTCCAGCGTCTTTTGGGTCGATCATGTCGAATCTCCTTCTATGATAATATTATGAATACATTATCAAATAGAAAAAAACACGATCACAATTTATTTATATACGTAGATCTAATAGCCTAGCAGTTGACATTTTAACGTATAAGTATTATATATAATAATGTCGTAGCCATAACGGTATGACAAATCACAATCACCTTGCTATAATAGGAGGTCTATATGACTAACTTTGATCCATTTTCCATACTTGATTCAAAGCTCTTTGTCGGATATGAGCCGATGGTAAAGAGACTTAACGAGATGCACCAGAGCGTCTCAAAGGTAATCCCTAACTACCCACCGTACAACATCGTCAAGGTAGACGATAACAAGTACGTCATCGAGATGGCAGTAGCCGGCTTCGGCAGACAGAATCTAGACATTGAGATCGTAGACGGAACCCTTACCGTGGCTGGACACAACACAGTAGACGACTTCGTCAATGAAGGTCTTAATATCCAGTACCTGTACAAGGGAATTGCAGACCGTAATTTCAAGCGTACTTTCAATATCTCTGACACCATTGAGATTAAGAATGCCGAGCTCTTCAACGGTATGCTGAAGATCTGGCTTGAGAACATCATTCCAGAGTCCAAGAAACCAAAGAAGGTAGATATCACCGACTCATCTGCAGCGACGTCTAAGAACACGTTCCTTGCAGAAAGAGAAAGTGGTGCTACTATGGCCGACATGCTAGGAAAGAAAAATGCTTGATAAGATAGTAGACGACGTCCAGAATTGGATGAAGAAGATTGCCCTTATGGAGCGTACGCGCACTGAGCTGCAGAGACTCTCCGACAAGGAGCTTCGTGATCTAGGCATCTCTCGTT